TCACTGTGGGTTTGGGGCTGGCCGGTGCTGCAACACCGGCCGGTCGCTCCCTCTTCCTTCCGTCTTCAGTAGCGGCGAGAGCAGCAGGTCGCGCGGTGTGATCCGCCAGAGATCCTGCGCCCGCAGTAGCGGGCAACCCGCTTGCTCGAAACACCACGCGATGAATTCGCTGCAGAACCAGGCGTCCTGGTCCTGCCAGTTCCGGCGCAGTCCCCAGCCGAAGATGCCGCGCCAGTCGTAGGGCCTACCGCGCTGGCTGAGCCCGGCCTCCAACACCGACGCCGGAGCGTCCACCTCGAACCGGCGCAGGCCGCGCTCGACCACTGGCGGCCGGATCGACACGCCCTGGGCAGCCGTGGCGCCGAACAGCCAGCCGCCGGGCAGCACCAGGTCGACGTGGGAGTACGGCGACCAGGTTGCCCAGCGGATGAGCTGGCTCGACCAACTGCTGGTGGTGGAGAACTGCAGGGTGATCATCAGGCCGGCTTGAGCGCGTCGAGTTGATCGATGTACGCCTTGGCCGTGGCCTCGATGTCGGCGTCGGCTGCAGCATCGACGGCCGCTTTGCCCAGCAGCCGGATAGCCCGGATCTGATTGAGCAGGCCGCGCCATTGCTGAGCGGTCGCGAGAATGTTCTCGGCCGCGGCCTGCGGCGTCATGCCGGCGGCATCGGCCCAGCTCTGCACGGCCGCCGGGGCTGCGTCGACCGGGTAACCGGCGTCGGCATAGGCCTGGGCCTCGGTTTCGGCCTGCACGTACTCCGCGTCGATCAACGCGCCAGGCGAAACGAACCGCTGGCGGGCAGCGCCTGCCGCGCGGTCGATGGCCTCCTTAGCCATCTTGCGTCGTGCATCCGCCGGCCGTGGTGGCGGGATGTAAGGCACCAACACGCCGTCGTCGGCTCGCCAGTGATTGGGATTAGATAGGACCTCCTGCCACTGTGTATCCGTGATTTCCAGCGCGGGAGTCGGGTGTTGGTCGCCATGAATCTCGGGTGCATAAAACCCCAGAATCTTTCCGCTACCCCTGTCATAATGAACAATCTTCACGTAGTCACCCCCCAAAAGCCCAGTAGGACACGCCGGTGGACGGATTCGCGCCGAACCGATTCCAGTAGAACTGCGCTCTGGTCAGAGTGCCGGCGCGGATTTGGAAGCGCCCCGCATCGCTTTCGCTTCCCCCTGTGTACTGCCCGATAGCAACGCCCCAGCATAGGTTAGGGAAAGTCGTGGGGAAGTAGACCGGGCCACCCTCGTAGTCGTTGGCCATGTCGAACTGTCCCCACTGTAGGATGAGCCCGCCTGGCAGAATCTGATACCCAAAGTCCGCCAGAGACTGGTTGCCCCCTTGGAACGCCGCCGCCAGCGTCGCCGGCGTCAGTGCGCGCAGCGGGTCGGTCAGCCCCTGCGCCTCCGCGGCCGTTGCCAGCTCCACCATGCCCCTGAGCGTTTCCGAGGCGAGGGGCTCGGACCGGCGCCAGGTGCCGGTGCTATCGCTCACCAGGACGCGTCGGTCGCCGGCTGCGAGCGCGAGGGTCGCTGCCCCCTCGATCGTGTCGGCGCCGTCGGGTGTGACGGTGGCCGTGTTGGCGGCGCCATCGGTGCGCATCAGCGTGTAGCGCAGGCCGCCGTTACCGGCAGCCGCGGGCAGCGTGAGGTCGACGTCGCCGGCGCTCGCGTCAACGAGCACCAGGCCGGCCTCGGCAAGGCCGAGCGCGGCGGGCGAGCCGGCGGCGGTCAGCGTCGTCACGCCACGCCCGCTCAGGCGCCCGAGCGCCTGGTAGAGCTGGGTGAGGTCGGCCGCATCCGGCGTGATCCCCATCTGCTCGATGACGTGGACGATCTCGCGCATCGGGTGCTCGATGGCGGCCGCCGGCGGGATGCTGCCTTCGGTGCCGGTGCTCGCATCGCCGTTGATGTAGGGGTCGTTCGGATCGGCTCCGACGGGCTCTTGGTAGCGCATGGTGGTCAGGCTCCCTCGTAGGCGACGAATGCGTTGGTGTGTGCGGGCTTCAGGCGCTGGACGATGCACTCCAGGCCCTCGGCGCGGCTGATCTTGAGCAGCGGGTCGGTGCCGAGCCGACTTTGCCCGGCGCGGAAAGACGTCACCCGCGGGTCCTTCAGCCGCAGGCGCCAGGCGAGCCGGATCTCGGCCGGGTTGAGCGCTTGTGCGCCGACGCTGCTGACGCCGCAGAGAAACGGCCGGTACTCCGCGACGGTGACGGTGTAGCCGAGGCGCTCGGCGAGCGAGCGGAAGAACGCCGCACTCTGCCCGCCGCGGCTTGCGAGGCGCTGGACCAGTGCGCCGCGACGCTCCTGGAGGGTCGCGTTCTCGCCCGCGCACGGGTCGGGCAGACCGGCGACGCGCTCCCAGTCGGCGAGCAGCTCGAGCGTGGTGCGTGGGTCGGCCTCGGCGCGGAGGTCTTGCGCGCGCCCATCGAGGCGCGCGAGCTCGCCGGCGAGGGCATCGAGCAGCTGCGCCCAGCTGGTGCCCGTGGCGGTGGGCAGGGCTCGGCCTGGGGGTGCGAGCGCGTGCAGGGCTTGCCGGTAGTCATCGCGAGTCAGAGCCATGTGATCGCTCCGAGGACTGCGATTTCGTTAACTGCGTGTTCGACGTCGGCTACCGGCACCTGCAACGTGTGCCGGCTCTCACCCGCGGCGATGTAGATAACGCCCGAGAGCTGTTCGCGGTAAATCGTGCCGCCCGGCTGCGCAGCAGTCGCCAGGAAGTCGCGCAGCGCCGTCTCGATGCGCTGCCGCGCGTCGGTCGTATCGGGCGTGAGCTGGATCGACAGGTCCAGCGGCACGGCAACGGGCGCTACCACGAACACATCGGCGGTGACTGGCCGCTGCTCGTCGAGGTAGGACTCAATGGCCTCGAGCACTTCTACCGAGGGGATGATGTCCGCGAGGCCGTCGCAGACAGCCCGTACGGTGACTGTCCCGATACCGCTTTCGAGCGGGTAGACCCACGCTCTCGTTACATCGGGGTGCGCCTCAAGAGTCCAGCGCGCGTAGTCCTGCCTGCTGCCCCCATTTGCGGGCTGCTGGATTCGGTTCAGAAGCCGCTCGCGTAGACGCTGATCGTTCTCGCGATCCGCGCCGCCCGAGAGACCCTCGGCACCGACCGTAGCTTCGCTGTCGATCCCGCTGATCGCACTCACGAAGCGCAAGGTCTCGGCAGCATCGAGGTTCCCCGCTGACCCGGGCTCCACCGCAGTGACAGCCACAACCGTCTGCCCAGAGGCGTCGATCGTCGCGAGTGAGTCAGTGGCGTATGTCTCGCCGCTGTCGGATTCCAGTTGTGCACCTTCGGGGATTTCGCTCCCCTCGTTCCCGGTGGCGATTATGCTTCCGCTCGCGGCGACGGGAGTCGCGCGGTCGACGCCCCAAACCGCCGCCCACCGCTCCAGGTGTTCGGCCTCTGCCGTGTCAATCATCAACTGGCGGGCGAGCCAGTCGAGATAGCCGTGCAGGCCCTGTACGGCGCCGGCTTCCATCTGCGCGAGCACGCCGAGCAGCGAGCGGCGCAGCTCCGGGCGGGCGCCGGGCAGGCGTGCGCGCATGTCGGCGCGGATGCGCTCGGCGATCTGCTCGAGCGTGGGGCTCTGCCAAGGCATTAAAGGGCCTCCCAGGCGTAGTCGTAACGTTGCTCAACGGTGCCTCCGCCGGGCCGGCGGATGGTGACCAGCAGGCCGAGCCAGCCGCGCTGCACGGTTTCCGCTTCCACCTCGATGCTCTCGGCGATGCCGTCATCCAGCAGCCACTGCAACGCTTCGCGGGCGTAGGCCTCGGCGCGGCGGCGAACGTCGGGCAGGTCCTTTTCCCGACTCAGCAGCCACAGGCGCGAGCCGACGAGATCCTCGGGCGGCTCGGAGTAGGCGTCCGCCCACCAGCCGCGGCGGTCGGTGCCGCCGTGGGGGAGCTCGTCGTCGGCATTGGCGCGGCGGTCGAGCATCAGCGAGAGGATGACGGCGGTGCGCAGGCTCTCGTCCGCGGTGAGATCGCCGGTTTCGATGGCGACATCGAGGCGGCCGTCCGCATCCTGTACCAGGGCGATATCGGTCATTGCGCCGCCCCCGTTTCCCCGCCAGTGCTGTCGATATGCGTGTGCGGCTTGAGGCCGATACCGTCGGCCGTCACGTCGCCGCCGGTGACCACCAGATCGCCCTGGACGCTCGCCCCCGAGCCGCCGCTGACTGCCATGCCGCCCTGGCCGGTGATTGCGCCGACAACGGTGAGGTTGCCGCCGATTTGCACGTCGCCGGTGATCTGGGTTTCCGGCGTATCCAGCGTGACACTGGCGGTGGCGTTGACGGCGGCCGTGCCGCAGTCGGCCACCACCTCGGGCGCGGTGACGTGCACCTTCGCGCCGGCGATGACCTCGATGACGCGGCCGCGGCGCAGGCGAATCGCGTCGCCCTCATCGGTGTACAGGCATACCTCGCCGGGCTCCTGGGTACCGCGCCGGTGCCGGCGGTCATCCACCGCGACCGCCACCAGGTGTCCCCGCGCGCCACCCACGGCAACAGCGATCGCCTCCGCGCCCACCAGCGGCCGGGAGCTGAAGCCGTACTCCTGGAAACGCTCCATACCGGCCGTTTCACCGGCCAGTAAATCCACTTGCACCACCTGTAAAAGCCGGGTGTCGTCCGTGCGGCTGACCACGCCCCGGGAGACGATCAGCCGCAGCCGTCGCCAGATCGGGGTGAGCAAACGCTGCAGCGTCTCCCTCATCCCCACGCCTCCGGTTCCGGCTGCGGCTCGGGCTCGGCTTGGAGATCCCAGGCTTCTTGCGGAACAACTCGCAGCTCCGCGCGCTCGCCCTGGTCATCGAGCAGCAGCTGCACGCTTTCGATCAACCGCCAGGCGTCCACACCGAGCCAGCGATCGCGGACCTGCACCAGGTAGCCCGGCTCCCAGAGTCCGGAGCGGTGCCGCCAGCCCGATACCGTGTACGTCACCCCACGCGCGCGGCCCCGTCGGCGGCGCACCTCCGCGCGTGCGCGCTGCCGGCAGCTCGCGGTGTCGACTGCCGTGTCGGCGAGCACCAGCATGGGCCGGTAGCGCACGCCCTCATCCTCGGCCACGCCCTCGGGCTTCGACGCCGCCGTGCCGCTCATGAAGTCATTGGCGGGCTGCTGGCCCTGCACGATGAGCTGCGAGAAGCGATCCCGCACGGTGAACCGGCCCGAGCCGCGGCGGATGTTTTCGCCCAGCACCAGCGCCTCGCGCAGGCGCCCGCGCGGAGGCTTCGTGATCACGAGCCGGCCTTGGGGATCTGTCACCAGCAACACGCCCCGATAGCGGGCGAGCTGCTCAAGCGCTTCATAGAACGGCTGGCCGGGCTCGACCGCGGGCGCCCGCAGTGGCTCGCCGGTATCGACCTCAACCACCACCTCGATGCCGAACGGCTGTGCGAGCTCGCGGGCTACCTGCTCCAGCTTGCGCGGCTGCTCGAAAGTCTTCCGGCGCCCGGAGCAGTCCACCAGGTCCGCGGTGAGCGAACGGCCGGAGACAACGATGCGATGCGTCTCGGCGTCGTAGTCCGGCAGCACGTCGTCCACATGGCCGGTGATTACGCGCTCGCCGTCGATCTCCAGCGTGCAGCGCGCGCCGGCCTGAATCGGCCGCGGCGCCTGACGCTCCGCCCAGCGCTCGGTCAGTGCGAGCTCGAAGCGGCTCGCGACCTGATCGAGGCCGCTGCGGATCTGCACCTCCGTCCAGCCGAGGTGGCGCGTGCCATCCAGGGTGAGAGCGACCTCACTCACCGAGCACCTCCAGCGCCTCGCCCCCGGGCACCGCCCCCGGGTGGCGAATGCCGTTGCGGCGGACGATTTCGTGGGCCCTGCGCGCATTGCCGTACAGACGCTGGGCGATGACGAGCGCTGGCAGCGTTGCGGCCGGGGTGTAGTCGGTGAGCTCGGGCAGGGCGGTGCCGCGCTCGCGCAGGTCCTGGACGATGGCGGCGCGCAGGGCGGAGAGTTCGCGGGCGACCGCCGGCAGCGGCGCCGGGTCGGCGGCGAGCTGCCGGGTGAGGCCGGCGTGCACCGTTTCCAGCGCCTGCACCGCGTCCTGGCGGGTGTCGTAATCCCAGCCAGCGGCGGAGGCGGCGCTCTCCACGGCCGCGCCGCGGCGCACCAGCGTCACAGCGGCGGTCTGCGCCTTCGCCTGCTGGCGGGCGGCCGCAGGGGCGGTTGCGGAGGCGGTTTCCATCGTGCCGGCGCCGTAGAGATCGCTGTAGATGCCGAGTGCGCGGCCGGGCTCATCGATGCCGTCGCCGACGCGGGCGATGGCCTCCAGCACCTGGGCACCGAGATCCGCCGGCGAGCGGATGAGCGCGCTCACCGGGCCGCTCACGCCGCCCACGGTGCCATCGACCCGGCCAAGCGCCTGCAGCAGCGTCTGCTCCACCGCGGCGACGCGATCAGTGGCGAGCTCCAGCACGTCGTACTCGGCCACGAAGTCATCGAGCACCGCGACGCGCGCGGCCTCGGCCCGGTCGGCAACGAGGGCGCGGGTATCGGCCTGCGCGCGCGGCAGTCGGCCGATGTCTTCGGCCTCGACCACGGTCAGCGAGACGTTCGCGATACCGCCCTCGCGCGTGGATTCCCGCACTCGAAATGCGGTGACCACCACCCGCCGGCGGCCGTAGTAGGGGTGCACCAGCTCGCCGGCGCCGGGGCGCTCGACCGCATCGATCAGCCGATCACGCTGCAGGTCGTAATCGTCGCCGAGGAGATACGCCTCAAGGGTAAACTCCCGCGCCCGGCGGCCGATGTCCTCGGCATAGGGCCGGTCGCGCAGCGGATACTCGTGCACCTGGACGCGGCGGCCGCGCTCGGCGGAGTGGCGATCGACGTGGAATTCCACACCCCGGAACGAGCCCACCGCATTGTCGACTCGATCACGCCAGATCATGGTACGTTCCCCGATAGGAGGTGACGTTATGGGTGTAATCCGTGTTTCCGGGGCCGTCGTGCTCGGTTTTCTCCTGTTCCTGTTTGGTTATGCCAGGTTCCTGGAATGGACGGATGAGACCACCGCCGACCCCGCTTCGGGGGCCCAGCCAGGTCGGGTCGCCGTGGACGACAGCAAGAAGGACCGTTACCGGGAGCTCGCCCGCTCCATTGGGCTGGACTACGACCGGGAATATCGCTGGACCGATTGGTACGACACGCGGCACCGGATCGCTCTTGGTACCAGCGGCGAATTTGAGACCCTCGGGTGCTCCACCGGCCCCATCGATCCTGTATCGAGGCTCTGCAATGTCCTCGGCGTCGATCGATACTGGGAGAGCATCTACTTCGGCAATCACGACGTCACTGTGATGTACGCGTCGTACGACGTCGGCGATCGCAGCTTCGTGCACCTGCTCAGGCTTGCCGAAGGCCGAGCCCCGGATTTGCATCGGCGGTAGCATCACGGCACCAATCCCACGCCGAGATCGACGTCCAGATCCGGGCCGTTGCGGCCTCGCTCCGGCGTAACGCTCCGGACCTTGCCGTCCTGATCAACCTTTATGGTCAGCGTGCCCGCGTCGCGCTCGTTGATCGCGACCGCCCGCTGCGCCTCATCCACGCCAAAGAAGGCGAGTGCTCTCGCAATGCCCTCGCCGATCGAGCTCCCAATTGCCCGCCCGGTTTCGGTGCCGTCGATCAGGGTGTTGTTGAGTAGGGAGCCAGCGCCGTAACCTGCAAGACCGGCGGCGCCCACTGCAGCGCCAGCAGTGCCGATGGCGCCGGCGCCCATCCCACCCAGTACGCCCAGCGGCGCCCGCCGGATCATTCCCCAGCGTCCGGGCCCACGTGCCCGGCGCCCGCCGCGCCGTCCAGCGCCATTACGGCCGCCGTCCACGATCCCGGCGGCAGGCATATTGACGACGTACACAGGCTGCACACCGGTCGCTGCTTCTATCGCCGTGCCGGTAGCGAGCCCGCCGGCAACGCTGCCGAAGCGCTTGAACAACGCGGCGCCGCCCTTGGCGCCGGCGAAGACGGCGGCCGCGCCAACAGCGGTTCCGCCGATGATCTGCTTACCACTCAGCCCCTGCTCATCGAGCAGGTACTTGATCGCGTTTTCTACAGCGTCATTGATCGGCTGGGCGAAGCTGTCGGCGGCGTCTCGCAGCGCGCTCTTCAGGCGAGCAACCTGGTCGACCGCGTTGCTGAGCGCCTCATCAAGGTCCTCGTAGATGGTGCCGCCTGCCTGCGAAATACGGGTGTTCAGGCGGTCCACGCTTTGCAGCGTGCCCCTGCTGAGGAGCACGCGGAGGCCGCGCTGGGTGTCCAGATCTGTCGCGCCGAACGCAGCCTGCATGAACCCAGCGCGTTGCGCCTCGGTGCCAAGCTTCTGGTACTGCTGGGCAATGTCGTTCAGCACCGCCAGGGCAGAGCGCCGCGAACCCTCCGCGTCGAAGAACTCCACCCCGGTCGCCTCAGAAGCGGCTTGGCGATACCGGCCGTTGGTGAACAGTCGGAGGGTGCTGTCCATGAGGGTTCTGAGGTTGTCGGGGTTCTTTTCGATCTTGGAGAGCTCCTCGATCAGCGCGAGCGTCTCCTCGAACGAGAGATTCGAAGCCTCTGCGCTCACGCCCACCCGAGCGAAGATGCTGGAGAGATCTTCCAGCTCCGCGTTGCCCAGACGCCCGGCGATGGTCATGCGCTCCAGCAGATCGAGCGCAACACCGGGCTGGGAGAGGTCGAAGTTGAAGGCGTTGGCGGCCACCGTCAGCGACGATGCCAGGGACTGCGCATCGGCACCTGTCACCGCCATCGTGGGGTTGATGGCCTTGATCGTCGCGAGCGCCTTGTCCCACTCCATGCCGGCCTGAATGAGCGAATTGAAACCCATCAGCAGCGAGTCGACGGACTGGCCGCTTTCGCGGGCCATAGCGAACAGTTCCTCACGGAGCAGCCTGGTCATGTCCGCGGTGGCGCCGGCAGTGTGCCGAAGCTGGATAAGTGACTTGTCCAGCTTCGCTGACTGGATGGCGGCGCGGGCGCCGGCGTAAGCTGCCCCGGCGCCGACCAACAGCCCGGTGTATCGATTGCCGAGGCTATCCAGGCTGTTACCGAGTGCTTCCGCGGTTCTGCCCAGCCGCCCGAGCTGGCGGCGCCCAGTGCTGCTCATGCGCCCGATCGCCCGCCCAAAGCGCTGCGCACGGCGCTCCAGGTTGCCGGTCAGGTCCATGACTACGCTGGCACGGAGTTCAGCCACTGGGCGTAATGCTCCTCAAGGTTCGCGATAGCCTGCGCAGCGGCAGGCTTTCAATCTCGGCCACGCTCCACCCGGTGCGGGTGGCCACCAGCACCACCGCGCGCTCAATCGCCGGTCGGTGCCTCGCCATCTCGCCCCCTTTGCGCCACCTCCCGGGACGCAAGGTCGGCCGCGGCCGCCCCTTCGAGCTCCTCGGCCCTGAGTTGGAGCTTGTAGAGGTCGTTGGGGTGGAGCTTCTTGAGCTCGGCCAGGCTTAGCGGGCCGGAGACGTCGCCGATGCGTGAGACCTGCCGGCGCAGTGTGTGCAGACCGACCAGCGTCGGGCTTGATACCAGTGCCGGGCCATCGGGCGTGTGCACCAGGCGCTCGGCTTCTTGCTGGGCGTCGATGATGTCGCCGGCGGTCAGTTCGCGCAGGGTGATTTCGCGATGCACGGTATCGCCCTGCTTGTAGCCGTGGTCCAGGTGGACGGTGACGGTTGCCATCAGACGCGCTCCAGACCGTGGGCGGACAGGCTCAGGGAGAAGGTGCCCTGTGCGGCGTCGAGCTCGGGTGGCTCGGTGACGAACGCTTTGCGCATCAGCCACGACTGGCCGGTGTCCGTCTCCACCAGTACGGTCGCATCGACGATGCGGCCCAAGCGCACCAGGTCGGTATCAGCGGTGTGGTGGACCACCACCGTGACACTCGGAGCGACCGGGTTCTCCTTGTAGCCGTTGACGCCCCGCGGTCCCATCTGCGCCTCGCGCTCGACGCCGCCGACGTTGAGGGTGGCGCCGACCTCGGAGAGCAGCTCCTCGCCGTCGACGCGCACGGTGGCCTTGCCAGTGATCTGAGTCATGATTTACGGGCTCCTTAAACGGCCGTGATCAGCGCCGGAACTGGGTCTGCATCGCGTGGACGCGGTAGCCGCTGACGAGCTTCGGCGAGTCGATGACGTTCAGGCGGTTCGGGTCCTCGGGGTCGATGCTCGCCTGCAAGCTCTCGGCATAGCCCTCGTAGTCCTGCACCCAGCCGCGGCTCTGGAAATCGCGGTAGAGGCTGAGCAGCTCCGCCTTGATGACGCGCGGCGTCGCGATGGGCTGGCCGGCGCCGTAGGCCCCGGCGTCCGCATCGTCGGCGAGCTTATGGCGCGGGTAGCGCTGGAGGATGCGGGCGCGCTGGTCGAAGCGGATCCGCTCCAGCGTCTCCGGCGTGTTGATGTCGAGATACGCATCGGAGGCGACGCCGGCGGCGGTCTCCTGGTACGTGGTCACCTGGCGCTCGATGCGCACGGTTCCGTCGGTGGCGATGCGGTAAGTCGCGATGCCATCGAACAGCAGCAGGTTGCGCTCGGTGTCAGTGAACCGATCGCTCTCCGCCGGCCCCATGAGCCCGGGCAGCTCGAGCGTCTGCAGCGGGCGGGCGGGGTCGTTGGCGAGCGCCTGGCCGGCGACGGCGGCGTTGGTGGCGGCCCACAGCCAGGTGGGGCTCACGGCGGTGCCGGTGCCGATGACGGTGAGGTGCGGGCTGTTGAGCGTGGCGCCGAAGGTGCCGGTCTCGGCGTGGGTGCCGCGGTAGGCCGCGAACGCGCGGCCGCCGATCTGGCGCATCGGCCCCCAGCGCTCGTCGAGCTCGGCGGTCAGCGCATCGATGTTGGCGCTGTCGGTGTACGGGCAGGCGATCCAGTTCCACTGCTCGGTGCCGAAGGCGGCGATCGCGCCGGTCAGATCCGGGTTGGCGGCGCCGCCAGCCATCGCGGTGATGGCCACGGCCACGCCGGGCACGCGATCCTCGCCGCGGGCGGAGAGACGCAGATCGATGTCGTTGCCCGTTTCGCCGGCCCAGCGGGCGCTGAAGTCCACCGTCTCGGGTGTGACGCCGTTGATGGCGGCCGTCACCGGCACCCGCGTGTCGGCCGCGACGGCGTCGACGATGGCCTGGGCGATGGCGCCGGCCGTGTCCGCCGCGCTCACGCCGACGCGCACGCGATAGCCGGCGATGTAGAGCGCCAGCGTGCCGGAGCGAAGAGCGGTGCCGCTGACGGTGAGGCTGCCGCTCGCGGCGACGCCGGCGGCGTCATCGTCGAGCGCGATGGCCCAGGTCTCCAGATACGGCTCCGCGGCGAGGCTCGCGCGCAGCATCTCGGCGAGCATGCTGCCGCGGCCGTAGAGCAGCTCCGCCTGCTCGGCGGAGGTGACGCGGTCGAGCCGCAGGGCATCGCGCTCGCCGGCTTCAAGCCGCTGGCCGAGCACCAGGAGCTTGCCCTGGAAGGCGCTCGAGCCCGCGAGGCGCGAGTCGAACTCGATGTAGACGCCGGGCAGCCGCAGCTGCGCGGGGATGTCGTTGAATACACCGGCGCTGATCGGCATGGGTTACTCCTCGCTCTGCTTCGGCTGGGGCTTGGCGCGGGCGGGCGGCTTGCCACGGACGACGTCGCCGTCGTTCAGGCGCCGGAGCCAGTACGGCGTAATCGCCACGCGGGCGCCCTCGGCGGGCAGCAGCCGGCCGTCGGGCTGGCGCACGCGCAGGCCGTCGCGGGCGGGCTTCAGGTGCTCTTCTCTCACGGTGCAATGCCTCCTTACTGGGGCAGCTCGACGCGGTCTTCCGCGTCCGGGTCATCGGCGCCGCCCACCTGGTGGGTGGCGCTGTAGAGGGTCCAGTCGGCGAGGTCGGCGAGGTCGCGCGGCGCGAAGGCGATTTCCTGCTCCCAGGTCACCGCCCAGAGCGCGATGCCGTGCTTGTCGAGCTCGCCGCTGTAGAGGTTGTCCGCGCCGATGCGCCGCGGACGCTGCGCGCTACCGAGCGCCCAGCGGTTGCCGCGCACCAGGCGCATGAGCGCCTCGGCGTAATCGAGCACGGCGACGTCGCGGCGCACGGCCGGCGTGTCGCGCGTGAGCACATAGGCGCCCCAGCGCACGGCGGCGCGGCCGGCGCCGGCGCCGTCATCCAAGCCCGGGATGCCGAGCACCGCCACCAGCACCGCCGGTGCGCGGCGGGAGAGGCGCTGGAGCTCGCCGCGGTCGAACCGCCCGCCGTGGCTCTGGCAGGTGCGAAGCTCGGGCAGTGCGGCGTCGACGGCCGCGACGATGGCCTCGCGGGCGGCGTGGATGTCGCCGCTCATCGCGCCACGCTCCGCAGGTGCTCGTTCAGCCAGTCCTCGGCTATGCCTTCCATGTCGTCCAGGTTTTCGGCCGAGAGCCCGAGATAGGGGCGCGCCGGGATGGCAGCCGGCCCGGGCGGCATGCCTGGCGCGCCGCCGGCCTGGTGAATGGCCGCGTACACCAGGTTGCTGCCCCACGTGGCCATGCCGGCGTCGGCATCGCTGGTGAGCGAATCAAGCAGGTCGCCTTCGCCCTGGAGCAGGGATTGGCCGCCGTGGCGGGTGGCGGCGTAGGCGTCCGACCAAGCGGGCCAGGGCGTGCCGTCGGGGGCGGTCTTCTCGTCGGTGATGCGCCGGCGGGTCTGTGACTCGCCCTCGCTCGCGAGCTCGGTCATGAGCGCGGCGCGATCGGCGCGGCCGAGGCGGTTCAGGCGCTCGACCAGGCGGTCGAGTTCGCGGGTCTCGATGCGCAGGCCAAGGCTCATGTCAGCCTCCGCAGGGTGCGGCGGGTGAAGCGGCGCTCGGTGTTGCTCACCAGGTGCGCCTCGCCGCTGGCGGAGGCGGGCGGCTCGGGCAGACCGAGGCTGACCTCGCCGCTTGCGAGGCGCTTCAGCAGGCTCACCGCCTGGTCGTAGCGCGAGCGCCGCGCCTCGGTGGCGGTGTCCGCCTCCGGCGAGAGGCGGTGGTAGGCGATGTCCACGGCCAGGCGCACCAGCAGGGGCGGCGTGCTCGCCAGCGGCAGCTCGTACTTCACGGCGAGGTACGCATCGATCTCGGCGTCGGCATCCGAGAGCGCGCGCTCCACCGCCTCGGCGTCCGCGAGGCCGTCGCCGTCACGATCGGCCGCCACGGTGAAGGCTTCCTCACCGTAGCGGTCGATGATGTCCTGCTGCGTGGCGTAGGGCATCGTTACTTGCCAGCCTCGATGTCGTCGCCGCCGAAGGTGCAGCGCTCAACGATCAGCCGCGGTTCGGACTCGATGGCGGCGAGCTGCTCGTCGGTCAGCGCATCGAGCGCGATGCCGGACCCGTGCTGGTTGAATGCGAACCCGGCGCGACGGAAAGAGCCGCCTGCGGTGCGCACCCAGATACCGTCGATGGGCTTCGAGTCAGCTTTGGGTTTTGCCTGTTTCGGCTCGGCCGCTGGACTGGCCGTGCCCTTGCCGGCTCCCGCCTTCCGCGCCTCGCTGATTTCGGTCTGCTTGGTCTCGGCCACGGTGTGGGCCTCCTTCGTGATCTGGGCGGCGACCCGCGCCTGCGACGGGCGTATGGCGCCGGGGCCTGGTTCTGCGCGGGCGGCCTACGCCCTGGTCACGCCCGCGCGGGATTCACCGTCTCTGCCTACCGGCTCGATCAGCCGGCGCCGGTGGAGCCGTAGCTCATCTGCCAGAAGGCGTAGCCGCCGGCGGCGCGCGCCTCGGCGCCGAAGCGGAATTCCTTGCGCATGAACACGCTCTCCGCGTCGGAGTCCGTCTGCTGCACGAACGTCGGAGCCTTGCGCTGCTGGTAGACGAAGGGCTTCACCGGGCGGCTGGTGACGTGCACGAACCAGGCGGTGTCGGAGGTGAGGCGCGGGTTGACCAGCAGCCGCAGGGTGCCCTTGTAGGGGTTGGGCGTGTCGTCGGCGAGCTTGTCGTTCTCCACCAGCATGCGGCCGACATCCTCCAGCGCCGGCGGCACCTCCAGGGTGTCGGGCATCAGGCCGAGCGGCCGGCCTTCGTCGTCGGTGAACGACATGATCGCCGTGCGCGCGGCGCCGAGGCTCGCCTTGGCGGCCGCCTGGGTGGCGTTCGACAGCGCCGCCGTGCCCTTGTTGGAGACGCTCACCGTGCCGCCGGCGCCGTCGCCCACCGGGTGATCGGTGTCGTAGAAGTACTGGCTGTCGTAGCAGGTGCTCGCGAAGGCGTTGTTCTTCAGATCCGAGACGATCTCGTCCGGCAGCTGCTTGGCACTGAAGCCGGCGTCCTGCGCCATCGGCGCGTAGATGCCGAGGTTGTCGTCGTCGATGTCGTTGCGGTTGACGCCGATGGTGGCTTCCCAGTCGTCGTTGACGATGGTGTAGCCGTGGCCTTCGAGCGCCTTGATGACCTTCTCGCCGATCCACTTGCGCATGCGCGGGAAGCGCGAGAGCCAGTTGTAATTGTTCTGGCTCGAGCCGGAGGGAACCATCATGGCGGTGCGCTGCCACTGGCTCTCCGCGGCCTCGAAGGCCTTGTTAAAGGTCGCGCGCAGATTGATGAAGATCTGCGAGAGGGTGGTCTTGTTCACCAGCATGGTTCAGGGCTCCTGTCGCGGGCCGGGTCAGAGGACCCAGACACCGTCGTTGTCGATTCCGACGACCTTGCCGGCCTCGGAGCGGGTGGCGGCGCCGTCGGTGCCCGCCACCGTCTCGTCGTCGACGATGTAACAGGGCTTGCCGAGCGAGGCCTGGGTGACGGGGTCGGCGTCGGAGTTCTTGAACTTCAGCGCCACGCCCCGGAGCACGTTCACCGTGGTGTCGCCATCGGCGCCGCCGGTGTTGTCCACGTGCTCGTCGGCGCGCCCGAGGTAGGTCAGACCGGTGGCGGTGGTTCCGGGGGCGACGTAGCCGTTCGCGTCGGCGACGACCAGGGCGCCGGCGAAAATTTCCACGCCGCCAGCGGCCGGCAGGACCAGCGCCGAGCCGGGCTTGTAGGGCGTATTGCGATCCGCAGTCAGTGGCATCGTTCTCTACTCCCGTGAGCCGCTCAGGCGCGGCCGTACTTCTGGATGTCTTCGGCGGAGTTGCCGAACATGGCCGCGACCGCCGCCTCCTCGGTGTTGAGCGCGCGCTCCTTGCCGTCGCGCTCGCGATCGTCCAGCGCGGTGTCGTCGCCGACGCTCGGGGCGGCCTTCACGTACTCCTGGAAGCGCGCGAGCCCGCCCTCCTGGCGGCACTGAGCGCGGTGGTAGTCGGCGGTGGCGGGCGTGATCTTGCCGGCCTTGAGCGCGGCATTGATCGCCGTCTCAATCTCGCCCTCCAGGCGCTCGGTTTCCGCCGCCTTCACCTTCTGCTCGGCGTTGGTGGCCCGCTCGAGCGCCGCGTCGTAGTCCGCGCGGGGCACGAACTTGTCGAGCGACGGGGATTCGGAGCGGTTGCGGGCGCTCTGCAGGTCGCCCTGCAGCGTGTTGATGGCGGACACGGCGTCATCGGCGCTCGCGTCTTCTTTCAGGCCCAGGGCCTTGCGGATTTGCTCAGGCAGCGACACGGCAGCCTCCTGTTCATCGAGGTGATTGCCCCGGTTGAGGGCAGTGAGTCGGAGATTCGGCGAGTTGGTGAGCCCCGCGGAGGTGAGCTTCACGATGCGGCGGGACGCCTTGTCGTAGACGAATACCGGCGAGAGGTAGCGGTACTCGCGATTCGCCACGGCCTCGCGGCCGCGCGGCGTCCACTCCACCCGGCCCCAAATGGCGCCGTCGCGGTTGTCGAGCTCGACGATCCAAGCCGCCGCTGGAGCTGGCTCGCCGCCGGGCGCGCGCAGCTCGGTGGCGTGCTCCCAGTCGATGGGGATGTCGCGGCTGGCGTCCTGGCTGCGGGCGATGAGCTCGTTGGGCGCGTTGTTGAACCAGGTGCGGCCGTCGCGGCCGACCACCTTGTCGGCGGGGATGAGCTCCACCCACTCGGGCACCGTGCCGTCGTCGGGCAGCTCGACATTCAAAGCGACCGCGGATTCAGCAGCGGCGGCCTGGCAGAGGGCAGTGGCAGTGCGGGTATGACGCATGCCGCCACCTTATGGGGTGGCGGCGGCGGGGGTGGTCCTGAAGGGGTTCAGGGCATCAAACGGAGCTTACTCTGGCGCTTGCTGGAGGAGCCCAATCAGGATGTCCAGGATGCGTACGAAGCACAGCACCGCAAGCAGGAGTGCGGAAATCCAGAGCGTGCCAAAGAGCAAGCCATGTTGTTCCTGGAAAAGGCCAGACAGGGCGATGCTGCCAAAGAGGACGTTGCCGATCATGGCTTCACGCACGTAAGCCGCAAGCAGGCCAATGAAAGACGTACGGCGCAGCTGCTGCATGACTGGCGAGTTCAGGCCGATCAGCATAGCCAGAGCCGTCGATAGGAATCCCGTCAACACGGCGGCGATGGTCAACGAGCCGACGAGGATGAGCTGATTGACCGGAAAGCAAACGCCTAACGCCCACCAAATGACGCCACCCAGCCCTGCGAGAAAATAGGGGTACCCTCGTTCGACGTGCCGGCGCTTTACATACGAAAACCAGCCGGCAGCGCGCGCTAAGTCCAACCTCTCCATGCTCGCTCCAGCGCTCCCCACCGCTCTTCTCGTGGAATCTGGCGATCCGTATCCCTGACCGGGAGGTGATAATAGGTTTTCGTCCTTGAGGTCACCAGGTCGACGCTGTCCAAGGCGCGATCCTCGTTTTCGAAGTGCACCTCCAAGTGCGACAGCCCATCGTGCTCATTCTTGGCCAGCTCATACATTTCTTCAACGTCGGCATTGACCTGCCCGCCGAGAATACTGGAGCGCCCAGCTCGGCCGACGGAGACACTCACCTCGACCACTGACGACTCAGTACGAATGCCTTGACGCACAGCGTCGCGTAGCATGCCGCCCTGCCGATAATCCTGCTCGTTGAGTTCCCTCGGGTGCACCATAGCCCGAACTTTCCGAGTGGTGCGCCGCCGCTCGAAGCGCTGGCGAGCATGGTCGTCGAAGCGTGGGAAGAATTCATAGGCATTCACTTCCTCAGACGCCCAGTTCGCGGCTCTCGTCAGATAGGAGAGGATCGTTCCCCTCCTAACTCCGTGGTGGTTGTACTCGAGTACCGCCAACTGGTTTTGCCGGTCGTACAGCATCGCCGTGGCTTCGGAGAAATCCTCCTCCGCACTAAGCCGAAAGCCCTGTGCGGGCGTATTTCTACCAGCACGCCCGGGGCCACGAGTACGGCGCAGCTTCGTGAAATCGATCACCCAGAGCGAGTCACGTTCTTCGAGCGCTTCTACACGCAGCCGTGTTCCGTTCACGTTGAGCGTCCTATCGCCAAGGCCACGGTTGTGAATCGTCTGTAGCGTATCCTCCAATGACACCGGCTCGCGGTTCGAGAGCATCTCGCGTACGTCGAACAGGTAGAACCAAACCCTTTCCTGCATTTTTGTGCCCCTTTCCTTGTCACCGGGGACACCTTATTACCGGCGAAGGGCGTCAGGAAATGGTTTAGGTCACGAATGTACAATCCATAGCGTGCGCAACTCCGTTGCAAACCCGTTGCAAAACCGCGCTGCGCGTTTAACTTCTCCGCGACGCCCAAACGGGTGCGGGTGTATGGCGATCGTCGCTCTGAGCGCCTCTCCGGCGCTCGCCCGGATGGTCCGTTGCCGTGATGAGACTGCCGGCGCTATCCTGATCGAAGGCGCACGTGACACGGTGCAATTCTGCCCGCCGTAGCACGCCCCTCGGGGTGGAGCGCGATGTGGGGTTTCTGGCAGGCCCCACCGTGCGCCGGCTCATTCCTCCTGGCTCCGCAGCACCGTTCCCCGTTCCTGCTCCCGGCGCAGTTCCCGGGCGTTCGCGCGGTGGAAGCTCACGAGATAGAGCCGGTCCGCCTCACCGGTGCGCTTGACCACCGCCTTCCACCAGCGCTCGCCGAAGCGGCGGAAGAGCACCACTCGGGCGTCGTCCTGCTGAATCGCGATGCCCTCGGCCAGTAGCAACGGCAGGCGGCGGTAGTCGTCGGGCGTGAGATCCGCGTGCTGGCGCGACTGCTTGTCGAAGGTGTCGGCGGAGAGGCGCACCACCTGGCTGCGGGCGCCCACCGCAGCCTGAATGTTTCGCGTGAGTACGCCGGCGGGGAGCTCGCCGCGGGGCTCGCGCACCCAGTCGTCCAGCACGGTGCTCTCCATCACCTGGCGGGTGGCGGAGCGGGCGAGCACCTGGTCGGCGCTGTCGACCTTGCCCGTGAGCTGCTCGCGGATGACGCGCGCGCGATCCTGGCCGGGGTTGCCGGCCCAGGCGGGGTCGAGTCCGGCGTCGACCGTCATGGTCTCGCCGGTGCGCTTGTTCACGAACTGCCGCGGTTGGCGCGGCGGTGCTTCGGTGCGCACGGGGATGCGCCGCACTTCGCGCCGGCCGGTGGGCAGGCCGGTTTCCGGGTTGATCTCCTGGGGGGCGGTCGCGTCCGGCATGCCATTGCGTTGCAGGCGCTCGGCCTCGCGGCGGCCCACCTGGCGGATCTGGCACTTGCAGCCCCAGCCATTCGGAGGGGCATGGTCCTGCCACCACGGATGATCCACCGGTAGCAGCGTGCCGGCCCAGCTCACGTGCTCGGGGCGGTGCTTCTCGGAGGGGCCGAGCCCATAGAGCAGGAAGGGGCGCGCGGCCTTGGAGCGCTGGATGCGCTGCCACTGCCCGGCGGCTCGGGCGGAGCGCATGTTGGCGCGGTAGATGGTGCGCAGCCGACGCGGGCTGCCGAGCTGGGCTTCGATCAGCTCGCCGGTGGCGGGGTCCGTCATCTCCCTGCGACCCCACCAGCCTTTGTGCTGCAGCGTCGGCGTGAGGTCGCGGGCGAACTCGCGGTAGGTCTTGCCCTCGGCGAGCGCTTCCTGCACGGCGGCCTTCATGTCGTCCAGCAGGTCGAGCTGCATCGCTTTGGCGACGGTGAAGGCGTGGGCGTGCTCCCGGCCCCAGACGTCCTGGTACGAGAAGCCGACGCGCAGGTCCTTCGCCTTGAAGTAGTCGAGCGCGTCCTGCGGTACCGGCCCGGGGCGGAAGGGTTCGGCCACGGCTTACTCGACCTCGTCGGTGGCGTCGCCGAGCCCGCGGGCGCGGAAGGTCCGCTCGGCGAGGCGGCGCACGAGCTCCTCGCTGTCCATCTCCTCGAGCAGCCCGGGCAGGCCGGCCAGGAAGTCGTCGAACGACTCGGCGCGATCGGCCAGCTCGCGGATGGGGTCGACCACCGGCGTGAGCTGCTCCTCCCACTCCGATTCCGCCTCTTCGGCGAGGCGCTCGATCTCGGTGTCCGGCGGCTGTTCGCGGTTGTGTGCCGTACCGCAGCCGGGGCAAGTGCGTTGCTCGCGATTGAGCGCGGGCGTCGCCGCCGACGCCGCGGGCGCGAGCAGCTCGGCGCCGTCTTGCGGATCGGGGATACCGAACTTGTCCCGTGTCCAACTGGCCTCGACACCGAGGCCGAGCGGCACCAGTCGGTCCAGCGCTTCAACCAGCGCCGCGAGATCCTCCGGCTCCTGCACGGGCAGCATGACGCGCGGGTACGTCTCTTGCGGGCCGTAGTTGAGGTCGACGAAGGGGCGCACCAGGTCGCGGTTGAGGGTGTCGGCGAGTTGGCCCGCGTCGGCGCGTTGGATGTCGCGGCGGACTTCGTCCTGCGCGTCGTCGCCACCGAGCTTGCCGGGCGTGCCCTCGGTACTCGCCACCTGGCCGAGAATGGCCTTGGAGAGCTGGCGATCCATGAAAGTGGCCAGGCGCTCGAAGAGATCGGCCGCGCCCTGGCGGTTGCCGGCCTCCTGGAAGTCCACGCGCATGGAGTCCGGAAGCACGGCGGCGGCATCGCTACCGAGGTTTGCAACGGCGTTGATGAGGGTCTGAATGTCGCGTTCCGTCGCCTGCGGGCCATAGCGCCCGATGCGCAGCGGCATGCCGAACACCTCGGCGAACGCCACCCAGTCGGTGATCGCGTAGGCCTTGCACATGTAGGCCACGGCCGCCAGGCGCGCAAAGCCACGGCGCACCGGCAGGCCGCTTCGAAGCCGCGGCATATGGGTGATGAACTTCGCCGGCGGCAGCGGCAGCCCCTCGTAGCTGTTCGCCTCATCCAGCAGGCGCAGAGTGCGGCCGTCGTGACGATCGAAGATGAAGTGCCGGGGATCCCGCCAGAGGTAATTGTGCGGCCACCACTCGCGCCCGGAGCGATCCCACAGGATCTCGACCGCGGCGAAGCCTTTGCCGAGGGCGTCCAGGCTCTCGTCGACCGCAACGCCGAACTCCGGGCGGCGCACGAGCTCGCGCACGGCATCGGCAATGCGGACGTCCGCGGCCGCGTCGCTGGCCGCCTCGACGACGGGCTCCAGGCCCGAAATGGCGAGCTTGCGGGTGCCGAGCACGCTCGCGTAATGCAGGTCGCGCTCCTCCATCTCCATCGCGAGCGTGAGGTACTCCTCGTGATCGCCCTGGATGGCGTGCAGCAGTAGCGCGGCGAGGCGCTCCGGCGTGAGCCCGGAGGCCACCGTGCGGGCATCCCACACCTGGCGCACGCCGGTGATGGAGGGCGCGGCGATTTCGCGCGTGAGCTCCTGGCGGCGGATCGGCTGGCCGTCCGGCCCCAGGATGCGGCTCTCATGGGCCATCAGATCACTCCTCGGCGGAAGCCGCCGGTGACGCGCACGCGCCGGTGGGCGGCGTCCTCGCGGGGGTCGTAGCGGTTGCGTACCGGGCGGTAGTCGAATTCCTCGACCTCCATCAGGCTGGCGTAATAGGCCAGCGCGATGGCGATCGCGGCATCGCCGTGGCGGTTCTTGCTGTCGCCGGTCTTGGCGTCCGGGAGCTTCGGAATGCCCTTGATCACCTGGATGGCGCGCAGATCATCGAGCACGTTCAGGTCCCGCGGGAGCGAGAGCGTGTCGTCCTCGAACGCCGCCTTGAACTTCGGCATGTTCTCCAGGTACCAGGGCTGCGAAAGCATCACCGGCTCGATGCGCCCGGAGCCGTAGCGGTAGACGGCCTGCTCGGCGAGGTACTGGCCGTTGCCGCGCGCATCGAGCGCGCCCGAAGTCAACCGCGGCAGCCGGTCGGCGATGAAGTTGAAGATCTGCTCTTGCTGCTTGAACGGCACGTTCCGCAGTTCGACCAGGAACGGCACGCGCCTGCGCAACGCCTGGCCGGTTTCGATCGGGGCGAACACGGTCAGATCGCCGGAGCGGCCGAAGTCGCCGCCTATGGCGTGCGGCAGCTTAGGATCCAGCGCCTTGAGCGGCTCCAGGAGGTGTGTCTCGCACCAGTCGCGTACCTCGGCCTCGCGCAGATGCTCCGGCCAGGCGTTGAACTCGGCGCTGCCCTCGAAGCGCAGCACGGGGGCATCGACCATGCGCGCCTCGATGAGCGCGCGCGAGAGGAACGCGCCGCCGCCCTGCTTGGGAACGCAGTAGTACTCCTCGAGCGCGTCCTCGCGGGTGGCGGTGTCACTGAGGAGGTTGGCCTTCCACTCGTCCTCGGCCGCCTGGCTCCAGGCGACGCCGCGCACCTGGCAGATGCGCTGATACAGACCCTGCTCGCAGGCGTCGTCCAGGGTGATGCGGTGCACGCTGTAGCGACGCCGGCCGGCCCGGCTGTCCTGGATCAGCTCATTGAAGAGGTTTTCCACCCCATTGTGAGTGGAGATCAGGCGGACTTTGGCACCCCACATGGTGAGCGCCAGCGCAGCTTTGAGCACTTCGGCCAGGCGCTCGTGAAATGCGGCCTCGTCGATGGTGACATTGCCCTGGCGGCCACGCAGGTTCGAGGGCCGTGAGGAGAGCGCCTGGATCTTGAAACCGGACGCGAACTTGATGTTGAAGGTGAGGATATCCTTGTCCTCATCCTCGAAAATCTCCTCCTCGATCTCGGAGGCGGCGCGGTTGAAGGCGCGCGCCCACATGGCGCAGGCGTCGATGAACTCGATCGCCATCTCCTTGCCGGAGCCGACGTAGAAGTGATTCGTCCCGCCTGCGGAGCGGGTCGCGCTCGCGGTCAGTACCGCGTCCGACGCCTCCGCCCAGGTCAGGCCGGTGCGCCGGGATTTCTCGCCGATCTTGAGCTGGGCGTCGTCGGCGATCCAGGCGCGCTGGTAGGGCAGGAGAACGGATTCAGGCGTCTCCATCAGGCGATCCCCAGGATCTCGCGCTTGATGGTGTCGATGCTCTGGCGGCTCATGCCCTGGCTGGCGAGGCTTTGTTCGGCGGCGTTGGCGGCTTCCTCCGCCGCGCGTTCGCGCTCTTCCTTTCGGATCTGCGCTTCGCGTTTCACGTTCTCGCTGGAGGCGCGCTCCAGGCGGGTGACCGAGAGCGAGAGTTCCTTCACCATCTCGATCACCGCCGGCATCGACTCCTCGGTGAGCTCACCCTCTTGAAGCTTCAATGCGAGGTCGAATGCCATGCTCCGGAGCATCTCGTTGACGAGATGCCCGAGCTGCCCCTGGGGCTGCGCGCCGAGCTTCGCGATCCACATCTCCGCGACCTCGCGGGACTGGCGCAGCTTCTCGCCCACCGCGTTCATGCGTACGGCATAGCGGTTCAGGGCAGACTTGCTGACGCGCTCTTCACGCCCCTCGGCTTCCAGCAGCTCGTTGATCCGCTGGACGGTGTCGAGTTGCGTTACGCGCGGGTCCCGGAGCAGCGCCTGTAGCTGCTCCAGGATGTCCGGCGGCAGGCGCTCGATGCTGCTGACTCGCGCCATATCAGTCTCCGCCCCCGTCGCGATCCCATTCCGTCTGCTCGAGCATGCGGGCCATGTCCTTGTGGACCTCAGGGATGCGGTCGAGGAAGGCTTGCCAGAGCCGGCGCTGGTGGGGCGTCAGGCCGTGATCTCGATAGTGCTCCGCGAAGCCTTCGAAGCCTTCGACCTTGTTCGCCAGGTCAATCGCCACGGCCATGTGTGCCAGGGCGTCGATGGCATGTCGGTGCTGCGCCCCCACTCGCTGTAGCGCGCGGCTCATCGCTGCACCTCGATCACCACCGGCGCGTAGCCACCGGCATCGAAGCCCGCGGAGAAGCCCCAGCCGATAAGGAACGACGTCGCGAAGATGACGCTGTAGACCGCGGCGATCGCAAGCAGCGTCCGCAGGAAGGATCTCGCTCTCTCGCCCAGCTGCTGCCCGCTCATCACGCGAGCCTCGGCCGGGCCACGCCCGGCGCCCGCGCATGGCCGAGCGCGACGTCCTCACCGCGCGCGGTGAGCTTCGCGATCCGGGTGCCGGCGGCGTCGTTGAGCGTGACCAGCCCCTGCTCCGCGAGCCACGCGAGCTGCGTGCGCACGCTGTCGCGGCTGACGTTGTGACCCATCGCACCCAGCAGGCTACGCAGCACGTGCTCGTTGTGGCTGTAGTCCGGATCCTCTTCCAGCGCCTGGAGTAGCAGCAGGCGCTGATCCTCGGCCACGACCTCGCTAAAGCTCACTGGCCGTCCCCCTTTTTTTCTCGGGTGAGCAGGTACTCGGAGACCATGCGCACCTGGTACTCGATGGCCGCAACGCCCGCCGTCAATTTGCTGATGTCCTGAGCGACCAGGTTCACGCGCTCGTAGAGCTGCCCGAGATCGCCGTGTGTGGGCGCCGCGTCGATTCGCGACTCAGCGACCGAAATCCTCCGCTCCTGGCTTTGCAGCATCACCGCGAGCTCTTCGATGGCCTGCCGATTCGCCTTGCGGCCGTTGACGATCCAGCTGTAGATGCCGAGCACCAGGATGGCGGCGAGCTGCAGCAGGTCGAGCGCAAAGCGCATGGCGGTGTAGTCGATATCACCCGGCATCAGCCCCCCTGTCGCTCCTTCACGTCGTGATACTCCTGGCAGTCGGTGCAGCGCACGGCCCGCGGCTGGCTGATCAGCCGCCGGGGATCGATAGGTTCGTCGCAGTCGAGGCAAACGCGCACGCCGTTGCGCTCCCGTGGTTTCTCCGTCGGCGGGCGCCGCGCTGCCTCGATGCCTGCGCGCCGCTCGGCGTCTTCCAGCCAGGCGGCGCGCTCGTAGTCGCTTTCGTTGAACATCACCCGCTGCTCCGCGGTCGCGCGGTGTGCTCAGCCCGCGCCGCCTGATCGGCGCGCGCGGCCTCGGAGAAGCGCGCGAGCATCTGGTCTTTCTCCTTGCTGCCCATGCTGCTGCCGAGCCAGAAGTTCAGAACCTGGGAGAATGCCGCCGCGAGCGAGCCGAACATGACGTAAGCGACCGATTGGCTGCCGGTCGGGATCTCTACCCCGACCACGAGAAACACGGCGACCGCAAACGCGGCGGTGACGAGTGCGCTGACGGCAATCGCACCTTTCGAGCGCTGGAGCGTGGCGCGCGCGTCCTGCACGTCGCGGGTGCGGATCTCCAGCTCCCGGTTCTCGGCCTCGCGCATCTGGCGCCGGAATTCCAGCAGCTTGTCCGGGTCGGCCATGATGTCGGCGGCGACCTCATCGAGCGGCCGGTCGTTGGCGCTGCCGGTCAGCTTGCGCGCGATGCTCGCCGCGATCGCACCGCCCACCGGGCCGCCGAGGGCGGTGCCAGCGGCGCCCGCGAGCGCGGGGGCGACGTCTTTCGCCGCGCCGAGAAGCTCTTCCCACATGCTCATGACTTCCCCCCGCGGTCGGTCGTGCGACTGGGTCGGTCCAATCCATCACTGGAGAGATCGATGCAGTAGCGGTGCAGCCGGAACAACCGCCAGCACCAGCCTTCCATGAACGCCGCCTGACTCGAATCGGCCTTGACGATGTCGTGGTAGAGCTCGGCGCGTCGGGCGAGATAGCGGTCGAGAACGATGGCGGGATTCGCGGCGCGGGCCGCGGCGGCCGTCTTCGGGCCGACGTAGCCGTCGGCCGCGACGCCGAGCGCGCTCTGGAGCAGACGCGAGGCGGTGCGCGGGCGGTGGTTCACTTCGCCATCGAACAGGGCGACGCCGAGTGCGAGCGGCAGGCGATCGCACCCGCGGCCGTCCCAGTAGTCGCGCTTGTAGATCGCGGCGGCCTCGCGCCGCGTGACCTCGCCATCCGCCCACGCTGCCGGGTGGTACTGACTGATGCCGTAGGCGGTTTTGCCGCCGCTATCCGCGGCGTGATCGGAGTGCCCGCCCTCGGCCTGGATAATCCAGGCGAGTGCAGTCTCGAACGGGGTGAGGTCTGATCGGCTCATGCCCGCCATGCTGGCGGGAGAGCGCGCCGGGGCTGACCCTGAAGCAGTTCAGGCCGCCCGGGTGTGGCGGCCTGATGGCGGGGAGATTACGCCCGACGTGGCGACTGGGCAACTACCCGGCGAACAGGTCGCCGGTGGGGTTCTCCGGCTGCTCACGGGCGAGGATGGTCCAGATCTGGCGCTCGGTGAGCTGGTAGCGCATGGCGAGCTCTCGGCCGCTCGCGCCCTGCTCGTGCTCCGCGACGATGCGCCGGTCGCGCGCGGCGCGCAGTGCGCTCAGGCAGCGCGGCACGTCGATCTTCTCACGGGCGTAATGCTCGGCGAGGCGGCGGGCGGCCTCGCGACCGAGCTGGCGCACGAGGGGGTGGTCGGCGTGCAGGTGCGCAGGCGCCGGCACATACTGGCGCAGCCCGCCCCAACCTTCGACCAGGCGTAAGGTGGCGGCCAGACCGATGACCTCGGCCAACTCGGCCGCGCGGGGCGGAAGGTCCTTGTGCAGCGCCTCGCCGATCATCGCGCCATTGCCTCCTTCAGCGCCGCCCGCAGGCGGCGGCTGTTGCGCTTGCGCTCGGCCTCGCTCAGGCGTGGCGCCGGCAGCGCCGGCGGCCGCGGGCGGCGGGGCATCATGTCGAGCACCTGGCGCGGCGAGGGCCAGCGATCGCACGTGCGGCCCGCGCGGCCGAATGCAACCCGCAAGCGTTCTGCATCAACCTTTTCCGTCCATTGCACGGGCGCTTCCCACAGCGCCTCGCCCCAGGCCTGGGCGGTGAGCTTGATCGCGTCCCAGCCGGGGGCGCCGGGGAGCCCGATCGCGACCAGGCGCTGGATGCCCTCGCCGATGGCGGCGCGGAACCACGGTGGCATCGGCTCACTCGCCAAGGCGCCAGCTCTCCAGATCCTGCAGGGCCTGCGCGGTGCGGCTCGCCGGGGCACGCTGGCGCTCGTCAGGGCGTTGAATCGCGGTGGTGCCGGTCGCGCCGCGCGCGGCCAGGCTCTCCAGCACGCGCTTGAGGTAGTTGTGATTGCCGAGCGGCTTCCAGCCGCCGGCGGCCTGCTTGCCGCGCATCGCTTCCACGGTTTCGGAGAGGGCTGCGCCGACAAGCAGCGTGTCGGGATGAAGGGCGAGCGCCTCGCGGGAGATCCGCAGCGCCCGCTCCCACGCGAGCGCTCGGGTGCGGGCGCGCCAGAGGCCGAGGTAGGCCGCGAGCGGGCGGGAAACCTCTCGCGGAAGGTCGGCGAGCACGCCCATCAGCTCGCGCGCGGCGTCGTCCTCGACGGCCGCCTCCAGGCTGTGCTCGGCGTGGCAGGCGGGGCAGCGGATGCGCATCAGGCAGCACCCTCCGCCTGATCTTTGAGCAATTCCTCGCTTGCTCGCGACAGCCGGCCCGTGACCTCCCGATAGCACGCATGGCAGTAATTGTTCAGGCCCTGCCTGCTGCTCGGCTGGTAGTACCAAAACTCCGTGTCCGCCGGGTAGTATTCGTCGCATCGGCTGCAGAGCTTCTCGAGCCCAAGATCCGTCATGCGAAAGCGGCCAGAGCTGAGGCCACGCTGGATCTGAGCAGGCGATAGCGCTGGGCAGACATCTCCAACTCGCTCGCTTTTCATCGGCGTCGAAACTCCACGTAGATGACGTTCGCGTGCCGGGCGCATGACCGGCGATGGCGCGGCGGGCAGCTCATGGCCAGCCACCACCACAGCGGCCACCACGGCCACCAGATCACGCGGCCTTGCCTCCGCCCGGCGGCGGCGGCGGACGCTGCGAGGCCAGCAGGTCGATGACGCGGGCGAGCATGTCCAGGTCGCGGGTCCAGTTGCGTCGGTAGCCGGAGGGCAGCAGCGCGTCGATGTAGGCGCGCTCGCGGCCGAGTTCGGCGAGCAGGCGGTCGACCTCCTGGAGCCGCGCACGCTTGAGCTGCTCGCGCGCCAGGGCGGTGATCACGCCGGAGAGCTGATCGGGCTTGCGTACCCACGCCAGGCGCGGGATGCCGGTCTGGCGGCGTGCGATAGCATCCGCATACGACCAGGGCAGCCCCATGTCGGCGAGCTGCGCCTCGATCTTGGTGAGCATCGGCTGCAGATCGATGTTGTGCGGTGTGCCCGGGTGCTGAGCGACGCGCTTGCGGGGCGTGCGCACCGCACCGCGGCTTCGCAGGTGATCGAGCACCTTGCGCCGGCCGGCCTGGTCGAGGTCGGCGGCGGAGCGCACGCGGGCGACCGACCAGAGCATGGCGCGATACTCGGCATCGTCGAGCATCAGGTCATGCTTCGCGGCGTGGATCGCGGCGAGCTCGCGGTTACGCGGATTCGGTTTTGCGGGCACGGCGGGCCTCCGCTTCCTCGTACGTGATCCACTCGATGCGATCGTTATGGCGGGCGAGATGGCGCCGGAGTTGGGTGGTGGACGTCCAGTGGATCCGTCGTTGCTGGAACGATTTGTAAGCACCGAACTTACGTGCCTCTCGTTTGCCGAGAGCCTTCTCGATGCGCTGGCGCTCCTTCGGAGGGAACAGATTGACGGTGACGGACGGAAGGAAACGACGTGCTTCCTCCGCTTCCTCGCCGTCTTCGTCCGGGTGGAGCCACGTACCCTTGAACCACCCATCCACGTAGACCTTGATGCCGAGCTTCATCGCCGAGATCTGAGCCAGCATCAGGCTCAGGATGTAGCCATCGCAGTCGAGGTAGACCGGGCTGTACTGGCAGCGAAGCCGGTTCTCGATCTCCCGCCACTGCTCCTTCGTGGGCTGTTCAGTCGCCATGTGCGCACCTCTCAGCACCGATTGGGTCAAGGCCACGGGAGACGCGGTAGGGGTTCAGCGTCGGATCGCCTTCGGTGGCGACGCGGACTGCCATCGCCGCCACCTGGATAGCCTCTTCGATCACGCGCTCATGCGATTCGTCGAGCAGCGCCTTCGCGAGCTCGCCCACCTCTTCGGTGAGCGCGCACATGGAGGCTTCCGGGGAAGGGAATTTGCGCCGGGCGCGGCCTACCTCGTGGCCGATCTCGTCGAGAATGCTCATGCCGCGCTCGCCTCAGACTCGATCCGCTCGGCATCGCGCAGCAGCGCGTCAACGAGCTTGTCGACGGCGCCGTCGGTGGGCTTGACCACCACCTGGTCATCGGTGTCCTCGATGTCGCAGCCGATGCGCTTCAGCTCCGAGACGGTGAGATTGCCGAGCGCCTTGCGGATCGGCTCTTCCTTCGTGCGGATGAGCGCCTCGGCCTGCTCAGGGAAGTGCCGGCGGATGAGCTTCACCACCTGGTCAGGATCGTCGAAGGTGAGCCGACCCTTGCCCTTGGCCATGCCGACCTTCACACCGGCGACGACGACGGTGCGCCGCTTGCCGGACCAGAGCTCGGGGTTGTCGCGGATCTCGGCCTGCAGGCGGTCGTGCGCCTCGGCAACACGGCGCACGCGGGCCTTGAGCTGCGGGGTTGCGCGCCGGGTGATGCGGTCGATCTCGTCCTGGAGCTCCTGGACGAAGCCGGCCAAGGTGTCGCGCTCGCTGGCGTAGACTTGCGTGAGCGCTTCGATGCGCTCCATTGCGGTCTGCTCAGGCATCGTCGTCGTCCTCCCACTCGCCGTTCGTGATCTTCGCCGCGTGCTCCAGCAGGCGCACGGCGAGCTGGTGGCTGTAGGCGTCGTCCTGCAGCGTGCCGGGCTCAAACTGCACGCGAAGGTTCGTCCGACCCTGGTCCGGGTCATCGGTGATGGTGATGATGGCGCGCGTGGGCTCAGTCACGGGTGGTTTCCTGGTGTCGGATGAGGGTTTCCATGTCGCCGGCCGGGGCATTGCCCTCGCGACGGAGTTGCTTGATGCGCCGCTCGAGCGCGTGAATCACTCCGAGCTGCAGACCGGGCACGCGCATCGCCGCCTTGCACTGCGGGTAGCTGAAGCGCTTCACCATCTCCCTGCGGTCCTCGAGGCTGACCGCGCCGTATGCCGTGCCGTCCGGGTGTTCGCCCGTCTTGAACGGGCCAAGCGGGTTGTCCGTGCTCATGCGTTGCCTCCGCTCTCAAGGCGCGCCAGCGCGCGCTCGGCCATGCGGTTGATGAAGTCGCGAATCCGGAACCCGAGCGCCTGGGCGCCGGTGAAATCGCTTTGCTGCTCCGGGATCGCCCGATCGGAGGTGATGGACACCTCGACGTTGCCGTCCGGCCGGTCTTTCAGGGTGATGGTCACTGTGGCCACGGGCGCTCCTTACAGTCGCGGCATGTGGTCGGCCGCCCAGCGCCAGGCGCTGTGCTGCCAGTTGCGGGGCGGCGGGTTTTTCTTGAGCCACGCTTTCGCCTGGCCGATCAGGTCCAGGTCGCGCAGCTGGTAGAAGTACGGGCATTTGCCGGCCATCGGGGCTTCTCCTCAGGTGGGCAGGCGCAGCTGACCGCGCAGGTCCGGCAGGCTCACGCCGCGCATGGCGGAGATCTGCTCGAGCGAGCACAGGGCGCGGTCGTAGAGCCAGAGGCAGGTGCGTTCGAGCTCCTCGGCGGTCGCGGCCAGGTAGTAGCCGGATTTCGGATGCGCGCAGACGTGGTGCCCGGCGCGGCGCAGCTCGACGATCGCGTTGCGCACGGCACGCTCGGCGTGTGCGTCGGCCGCCTGGTGCGTCACCTCGCGGGTGAGCGCTCCGATGTGCACGCCGTTCTCGGCGCCGACGTGGCGCGAGAGCACGGTTAGAACCTCATCAGGGCTGATGCGGGGCATGACGGTCTCCTGGTGGCGGCGCCTGAGCGCAGTGACGCTGCGCTGGGGCAGATGCCCGCAGCCGACGGAGCGCTGCAGCTCCGTGAGCCAGCGGGTGTACTCGGGGGTCGCTATTGGCACGGCGCCTCCTTACCCGTCACGGCGGCGTGGTCGATGGCGTTGAGGAAGCAGATCAGGCCCCAGGCGTCGGCGGCGTCGAACTCGCAGGTGTTGCCGCCGCGGTCAGAGATCACCAGGGCACCATCGGCGAACACGGCGTACTGCGGCCGAGGTGCGTCGAGGCGCTCACGCAGGTGCCGGGCGGCGAGCGCCTCCCAGGCGTCCGAGTCCGCAGCCGCGTCCGCAGCCGGCTTGGTGCTCGCGGCGGTTGCCGCCGGCGCCGGGAGGGTGGCGATGCGCCAGCGCGCGTACCGGTTCGCCGGCCCCTGGCACTCGACGTCACCGCGCTGGCGAAGGTGCTGCAGCACGTTCGAGACGACGCGGCCGGGGAGACCGGTGCTCTCGGCGATGTCGGCATTCTTCAATCCCTCATCGCCCGCATCGCGCAACACCTGCAGCACCAGGTCGGCGTTAGTCGTGGAGCTGGCGGCACGCTCAGCCGCCGGGCGATCGTTTCCGCCGGCTCGGGTGTAGCAGGGCGCGTACGCCCGGCCGCCGTTGTCGAGTGTCTGCGGGTAGATGCGCCCGGAGCGCACGAGCTGCGCCAGACGCTCCGCGACGGTGGCGCGCCCTTCGGCGAGGTCGCTTGCCGCATACAGCTCGCCGACGCTCAGCGGCCGACCTGCGGCCTCGAGCGCGTCCATCAGCTCCTGGTCGAGTTCGTTTGCGATCTCACTCATGGCCAGCGGCCCTCCGCGTGAAGTGGCACCGCAGCGAGCGCCGCGGCAGCCGGTGGTGGTGCAGCGGCGCGAGGATCGTGCCGTTGCGCCGGGGGCAGGCTTCGAGTCCGCGCTCGAGGCGCACTTCGGCTTCGGTGATCTGCTGCGGCAGGATCGCCGCCGGGCAGGGCTCGGGGCGCTCGGCCCAGCGCTCCGCCACCGCCTCGCACGCCGCCGGGGCGGCGAGGTACTGCAGCAGCGTGATGCCGTGCAGCCGCAGCATCAGCTCGCGGTAGCGATCGGCGTAGTGATCCAGGTACTCGTCGCGGTAGACGTGTGGCATGTCACTCCTCCTCGAGCCGGCTGTTCGGGCAGCCCGAGCGGCAGGCACGGTAGAGCCGTACGCGTTGGGCGTTGGTGGCGGCGAACGGCAGACGTTGCGTGTCCAGGCACTCGTGCCAGGCGATCTCACCGAGCACCGGGCAGGTGACGGTGCGGTCGCCGATCAACACGCTCTCGACGCGCTCTTTCACCAGGTCTGCACGCCCGGTGTAATTGCCCTTAAGCACGCGGCTGATGACCGCGGGGGAATACCCGACCTCGGCGGCGACGCGCTTCTGGCCGCGCTGCTCGCACGCATCGCGCAGTACGGCAATCCAGTCGCTCATCGCTCACCGCCTTGCGCGCTCCAGACGACGCGCTGCAGGTTCGGGTCCCAGAGCTGGCGCACGCGCTGTAGCTGCGGCGGATGGGGGCCGGTGTAGCGGCTCGGCAGAAGCCGGTAACGCGCGGGCTTGCTGCCGCGGGCCTCGGCGGTGACGACGAGATAGCCGGCGCGCTCGAGATAGCGGCAGTAGTGCTTCGCGTCTTCGAGGCTGACTGGGGTTTCTTCGGTGCTGGCCTGCACCGCGAGCTCGCGGAAGGTGAACTCGCCGATGATGCGCATGGTGCGCCAGAGCTGCTCACGGCCGAGCCCCTGGGTGACCGCGGTGCCGTTCTTGCGCACTCGCGGCGCCTCTACGCCGGTGTCGCGCACGAGCTTCCAGACGCCAGGTTGATAGCGCTGCTCCGAGGCAGGCATTTCCTCGTCGGCGCGCACCAGGTAGCCGGCCGCGGTCAGGCCGGTGACATACGTCTTGAGCGTCGCCTCGCGGATCCGGGTGTGCTCTTCCAGGTCCGCGATGCGGAACAGGCGCAGCTTCCGGATCGCTTCCCAGATCACCTGGCGCCCCTGCGGGTGGCGGCTGGCGACGGTCAGATGCACGGGCTTGCGCGCCATTGCTTACACCCTCCGCGCCGGCGCATCGCCGGTGTAGAGGCGGCGCTCACCCCAGGTGGCGAGCGTGATCTCGTCCCAGCCCTCGCGCTGCGCTTCGGTGCGCACCAGGTCGATGTTCACGCAGATGCGCCGGATGCTGCCCTGGGCGAGCTGGTGGATGTGCTCGAGCAGGTCCGCGCCGATGGCGATGTCGCTGCTGTACAGTCCGGCGAGGTGCTCGGCGTCGTCGAGGCTCGCCGGTTCGGCCGGAACCCATTCCAGCACGCGGCCGTGGAAACGCTCCCAGGCCTTCAGCTTGGCGGGCAGGCGCTCCTCGCCGATGAGCAGGATGGCGGCGTTGGAGCCTTCGTAGAGATCCCGCAGCACTTCGACCGCATTGCGTTCGACCAGGTGGTCCATCTCATCGACGATCAGCGGCCGGCCGGAGAGCACCAGCTGCTCGGAGACCTGCTCGGTCATCTCGTAGATGGTTTTCGCCGGCACGATGCCCATCTCCTTGCACACGGCGAGCAGCAGGGCCTTGCGCGTCCAGCTGGACTTCGCCTCGACGTAGTAGGCGCGGTGTTTGTTGGCGGTGTAGGCGGCGGCGGTGGACTTCCCCCATCCGCTCGGGCCGTAGAAGGTCACCAGGCCGGGCAGGTGCGAAGGGCGGTTCATGGCGCGGCGCAGCGCCGTCATGCACTTCGAGACGTTCGCGATCGGCGCGACCGTCGCCGACGCGGGGAAGTTGACGATATTGCCGTTTCGACTCATCCTGCGGACTCCTTTTTTTGGTTGCTCTTACGCCCGCTCCACACGGGCGTTTTTCTTTTGCGCGACCGGTTTGAACTCGACCGGCTTTCCGTCCACCAGCAGGCCGAACTCGACATGCATCTCGTGCTCCGAGGCGCATTCGGCGTGCTGGCCATAACTCGTGATCAGGTGCTGCTCTTCGGGGGTGAGCGCTTCGCCCTCGGCGCGACGGCGCTGTAGGCGCACCCACCGCTGGAATCGCTGGCGCGCGGTTTGCGGCAGGCTCTCGACGCGGGGTGCGGCAAGATCGCGGGCTATCTCTTCCTGCACGCTGCGCTCGGCCTCGCTGGGGGGCTGCGCCTCGGGGGCATCGAAGGCGCGGGCGGCGCGGCCCGCCTCGCGCAGGCCCTCGGTGGTGTAGTCGAGGCTCGGGCGGTGCAGCGCCTCGACCTTGCGGCTGGTCTCGATCTGGTGCTCGAGCACCACCTGGGCGATGTTGCTGTCGACCTCCTTGCGGAAACCCTTGTATTGCTGCGCCTGGGCGGCGAGGAAGCGCTTCTGGGCGTGTTTGGCCGCGGCGGCGCGCTCCTTGCGGGAGATGCCGAGCAGCTCCGGGCATTCGGCAACGGTGATGAATTCGCCGTCGACGTAGACGTACACGCGGCCGATGTCCTGCTCGTCGCGCTTGATCACGGCGGTGCGGCCGACGTGCTCGAAAAGCGCCGGGGAGTCGAACCGGTGGTTGTCGAGCCGGATGCCCTTCTTCTCGATGGTGCGGGTGCCGGCCACCTCGGCGAGCAGCGCATCCAGTGCGCGCTCATCGCGGATGCGGCGCACCGGCGCACGCCAGCTGGTCGCCACCTCGAAGGGGGTGCGATCCTCCAGCCCGCTGTGCGCGTTGTGGTGGTACACCTCGGTCCACTTGTCGAGCAGCACTTGCAGCTCGCCGGAGCTGATGCCGACTTCCACGGCCTCGCCCTTCGTCATGACTCGATCGGCGAAGCTCTTGCGCGCCTCGATGACCTTGCGCTCGGCCACTGAATGGCCGATGAACCCGGGCAGCAGATCGAGGATGCCGTGGCTCATGGTGCGGAAGGCGCGCTCGATAGTGCCCTTCTGCTCGGAGGCGAAGGGCAGGCAGATCTCGTGCTCGACTTCCAGATCCCGCAGCACGGTCTCGAACTGCTCGGCGACGTAATCCTTGCCGTTGTCCGTGCGCGCGGCCTCGCACAGCCCCCAGTCGAGTGCGGCGCGCCGGAACACCTGGCAGACGGCGCTCGCCGTTGAGGTTTTGCTGACGTAGAGCTTCAGCCGCCGCGAGTAGAGATCGATGACGCCGACCACGGAATGGCGGCCGTCGGTGAGCATCCAGTCACCGGGGGTGGAGTCGAGCTCCCAGACCTGGTTCAGCCGCTCGACACGCTCGGTCTGCGAGCCGACCGCGGCCATGAACACGTTTTTCCAGCGGTCCGGGTTGGTGAGGTAGGTCCAGAGCTGCGCGTTCTCCTCGGTCCAGCTTTTCATGAAACGCTGGATGGCGCGCACCGAGGCAATATCGAGTTCGGGGCGCGTGGCGGCGACGTAGGCCTTGATCTTCTTCGCCTGGATGTGGGGGTGCTGGAGCATGCAGCCGAGCACGAGCTTGTAGAGCTCCGGGGTGCTCTCGATCTTCGAGTGCCCCTTGCGCGAACCGTACCCATCGGTCAGCGCCCAAAGCCCGCCCTCGCGGTAGGCGTAGTGCCAGCGGCGCAGCGTCGCTTCGGTGAGCGAGCGCCGGCCGTGGCGGCGCGGGAGCCACGCCTGCACGTGCGCAGGCACATCGATGTCGCCGGCGTTCACGCCCTCGGCAAAGCGCGCGCGGGCACTCATCTGATCGCCGCCGTGGCGGCGCCGGAAATCCCAGGTCGCCTCCACGAGCCAGCGTCGAGCCTGGGCGCGCAGCCGTTTGGGATCATCCGTGGCGAGGGCGGCGAAGCGCTTCATGCCGTCCTGCTTCGCCTGGCGGCGGGCTTCGTTGTCCGCCTCCGCTTCAGCCCGGACAGCCGCCCCGAACGCCTCGCCCTCGCGCTGCAGCTGCTCAAGCCGCTCGGCCTGGTGCGCCGCATCGTCCGCCCGCGCCTTCTCGTTGATGGCGTCGATCGCGCGGTGGCGGCGGATCGCGCTCTGCACGTCCTCCGGCAGTGCGTCGAGCGGGTACAGGCGCCGCCGGCCGCCGCGCACGGGTTCCTCGCTGAAGGGCCACGCTTCTCGCTTTGCGCGGAGCTCCGCGCCGCGCTTGGTGATCCCGGCGGCCTCGGCGATCTCCTGAATGGCGACGACCTCACTCATGCCCGCCGCCCTCGAAATTGGCGGGGGCGTACCCCTCGGCTATCGTGACCGGCGCCAACCTCATCACGTGCCGAAGGGAAGCCCCCATGAGTGACAGAAAAGAAGAGATCGATCGGGCAATGGCGAAAGTTGTTGAAACGCAGGAGAGAATGGGCGAGCAGCTCGTCCCGAAGGCGATCGGTGAAGCTGTCTTGACGGTGCTCGAGTACGGAAACGGGTTAACGCTCCAGGCACTGGTCAACGTCCTTGAGATCGCGGAAAAATCGAGCGACCGCTCGCGGGCTGACCTTGCCCAGAGGGCCCTGAAGCGCATACGCGACATCACGGACGCCCCCGGCCACTGAAGAGATCGATCGCGAACCGCAGAATGACGAGGTGGTCCTCCTCGGCAGCACCGCTGTCGAGGAGGAACTGCGACAAAGCGTCCTGACCCTGTCCGTCGGCGATTCGGCGGGCGACCGCCTGAGATACACCCAGCTCCCGCATCCAGAAAGCCGTTGCGACCTCCTTCTCGGCTCGGGCTCCATCCCCGTGCACCTCCACGCGTTCGGCGTAGTGCGCGATGAGGCGCTCTGTGGTGGTGCCGTGCTCTGGTTGGCGGCTCATTCCATCTCCCCCATGATCTTCTTCAGCTCGCGGGTCTTCTGGGCGATGTCCGCCTTCATGCGCTCGAGCTTCCCGAGCTCGGCCATGAGGGTTTCCTTGCCCACGAGCAGGCGCCCGCCGCGCTTCGCGGCAAGCCAGTTGGAAAACAGGTAGGTGTCGCAGGCCGCCTCGATCACCGGCGCCTGGTAGAAGGGCACGTTGTAGGCGTCACGCGCGGTCGATGACCACGCATCGAGCATGTACTTCGACACTTCATGCCCCGACAGCCGGCTCATGCGCGCGGCGATGTCGTAGCGATCCCCATCCGCCGCTTTCAGCGTCGCGCTGACCAGCTCCGCGACCTCGGTGCGGTAATCCATGCTCGACGGCAGCGCCGGTGCGGGACTCGGCACCGCGAAGAGATCGAGCGTCTGGCTGTCACGCGCGCGGCTCATGTCTAGGCCACCCGCTGCGCGCTGCCATTGCACCGGTTAGCGTGCTTATCTACTGTCTTGGAAGTATTCTTTTTCGACTTATTAATTCGTGGTCGACCGATATTCCGGTTCGGCAGCCCATGCTCGTCGTAGCGTGCGGGCCAGAGCTGCTGCGGCGCGAAGCCGAGTGCCTCCGCCACGATCGCTTCCATGCGCGGGTACGGGTGCAGGAACGCGCGATAGATCGTCTGGCGGGCGACCCCGGCTTCCCGAGCCACGGAAGCCAGCGAACGCCCCTGCAGCGTGAGCTGGTAGATGACCCAGCCGCGGAGCAGCTTTTGGTCGGCGAGGATCTGTTTGGAGGGGATGTCTATTTTCATCATGGGGACAAACGTTGCCACACATTTGGGTGCGATTCAACCTCAAACGTGGTTCGCGCTTTCCGATTTTGCCGCGCAGCTGGCTCCCGCTGAGAAATCGTCTATAAAACAAGAACTTGTTTTAAGTGCGAAGCTGCTTGAAAAGTGCGAACCGGCGCTGCTGAAAGAGGTGCGCTAAGTGCGAACACCTGAAGAGCCCACAATTGGTGGCCGACTGACACTCATTCGGGGTGGGAAAAGCCAAAGCGCCTTCGCGAGAGAGATCGGCGTCCACAAGAACACTCTTGGCAACTACGAGAGGGGTGATCGCACACCAGATGGCGGCTTTCTGACCCGCTTGGTGCTCGCGGGCTTTAACGCGAATTGGGTGCTTACCGGTGACGGCCCGATGTTGTTGGCCGACCTGGAGGCGTCAGGGGGGCGGCAGTTCGATAGAAGATTGATGGCCACCGTCATCGCGGCCGTGAGGATCGGCCTCGAGCGTGCCAACCGTGAAATGGCTCCGGAAGATGAGGCGGAACTCGTATTAGCCTTCTACGACCTGTTCGAGCATGAGCGGGCGCCGGACCAGGAGAAGCTAATAAGACTGGTCCAATCAGCTGCTTAG